TACGAGAAAGGAGAAATAGATGAGTAATGAAGACCTAACACAACAGTTTGAGGCAGATTCCCCTCAACAAGTAAACGAAATAGATAATGTAAATAGTTTATCTACTTATGTTATCCAGTTGCAATCTTTAGAAGACGAAGTAAAAATTATGGAAGAGAATCTAAAGAGAAAAAAAGAAGCAGCTGATAAAATATCTGAGGAAGTAATTCCAGAGATAATGGAACAGATGAAATTAAAAACTCTTAAACTTCAAGATGGTTCAGCCATAGAAGTAAAAGAGATTTATGGCGCAAGTATACCTGTAGCAAACAGAGAAGGCGCTTACAAATGGCTTCGAGATAATGACCTGGGTGATCTTATTAAGAATGAGATTACTGTTTCCTTTGGTCGTGGCGAAGATAACAAGGCTAACGATTATGCTAGCCTTGCTGAGAAGAACGGTTATCAACCTTCACAAAAAATGAAAGTTGAACCTATGACTCTCAAAGCACTGTACAGAGAGCGAGTGGAGAGCAATCAAGACTTGCCTTCTGAACATTTTAACCTGTTTAAGGGAAACAAAACAAAAATAACAAGGAACAAATAACATGACACAAGAAACAAGCGACTTAACAGTCAAAAAAGAAGGTGCAATAGCGACTCTAGATTTTGAAGCAGACTCTGGAAGGGGTCTAGAAAATATAGAGAAAGACGACTTAGCTTTACCGTTTCTAAAACTGCTGCAAAGTGGTTCTTATGAAACTAAAAAGAAACATGCAAAATATGTTGAAGGTGCAGAAGCTGGGATGTTTTATAATACAGTTACTAAGAAACTGTATAGTGGAGAGAAAGGTATTCATGTAATACCTTGTTTCTACAAAATGACATATCCAGAATGGGCACCCTTTGATAAGAGCGAAGGTAGACCAATACATCCTGATAGAGGTCCTGAGGTTATGGCTCAGACAACTAAACAAGGTACAAAAGATGTGCTAGCAAATGGTAATGAAATTATCAAAACTGCAAATCATTTTGTTATTATTCTTGGAGACAAACCAGAGAAGGCACTGATGCCTTTGAAAACTACTCAGTTAAAAACTAGTAGAGGTTGGAATTCATTAATGGATAATGAAGCAATTGTATCTAAAACAACAGGTAAGTCTATACCAGCTCCAGCGTTTTCTAGAGTTTATCAAATTAGATCTGTCGAAAACCAAGGTAATTTTACTTGGCACGGAATGACGGTCTCTTTAGTTAAACCAGTCGACAATGCAGAAATCTATAGCATGGCTAAAGAATTCAATACTGCTTTACATAAAAGTAATGTAGCTGCAACTTCTGTTGAAACTAACAAAGAAGAATCTAATTACTAGATTCCTCTAACGAGGATAGGGGCAGAAAAGCGAGAGTGGATCTGCCCCGCCCGGGATCATTATGGTTGACGAATTTATAAAGCTGTTTACTGGTTATAGAGGAGACTTTGGCATTGCTGATATGTCTAGGACTTCTGTTGATGCAGATAAAAACAAAATAAAACCAAATTATGAATGGGCTGGTAGACCCTTATCTATCAACGATTACAAAGATCATCTACAAGGAAAAATATCTATAGGTGTACAACCCTGTACACTAAATAAAACTGCACAGTTTGGTTGTATAGATATTGACCCGCCAGATTATGGTCAGTTTAAAATTGAAAAATACTTATCACTATTTCAACAATACAAATTACCACTTATTCCAATACTATCTAAGAGTGGAGGATTACATTGTTATATTTTTTTAAAAGAACCTATCAAAGCTATTGATTTAATAGATGGATTAAAAGCGTTTCTGCTACCACTAGGTTTGAAACCTACCACAGAAATTTTTCCTAAACAGAAAGAATTAAAGGAAGACGAAAAAGGAGACACAAAACCAGGAAACTTTATTAACTTACCTTACTACAACAATGGTCAATCAGTTAGATACGCATTAGATAAAAACAATTCTAAACTAGACCTAGCTTCTTTTATAAAAGTAGCAGAGGCATCTAGAATTAGTAAACAAGATTTAGAAAAATTAGTAGAAGAAACACATGCAAATATTTTAAAAGGCGCTGATCCAGAATTTGATGATGGTCCACCTTGTTTAGCTTTGTGTTCTAAAACAAAACTAGATGATGGTAGAGACAGATTTATGTATAACTACATGGTCTTTGCTAAAAAGAAATACAAAGACAAATGGCCAGATCAAGTATCTAAAGCAAACTATAATTATTTAGAAGATCCTTGGGACAAAACAAAATTAGATTCTAAGATAGCTGCATGGAGAAAAGATACAGCGGGACATACTTGTTATGAAGAACCTATTAAAGATAAATGTATGCGTGGTGTATGTTACTCTAGACCATTTGGTGTTTCATCAGATGGTATCTCAGTCTTTCCAGACATAACAGATTTTCAAATAATAAAATATGTAGAACCAGAATATAGATTCCAGGTAGTTATGCCTAGTGATGACAAGGTAGAAGTTATTGTAGCTAATACAAAATTAATGACAACACAGAAAGAAGTTTTAAATTTAATCTGGGAACAGACAGGAGTTTACTTTGAACCATTAAAACCAAAAGACTATAGAGCAAAATTAAATGAATGGAGAAATGGTTGTGAGACTATTTACCCACCAAAAGGCACACAGATTGCAGACAGATTACACGATGAGCTCTATCAGTATTGTATTAATGGTCCACAAGCTAAACAAAGGGGACAGATAAAAAATGGTGCGTGTTATACTAATGACGGAAATCATTACTTTAAATTTACATCTTTCATCCAGCATCTAGGTAGTGGTTGGAAAATTCCAGAAGAAAGAATTGCAAGACAACTAGAAAAAGATTGTAAGGTAGAATTTAATCATTCATTAAATGTAGATGGTAAAACAATAAAAGTCTGTCGACTTCCACAACTTCACATGGATCAGATAGAATATCAACCAGTGGAGAGAAAAGAGAGTAATTATTAATGGCACAGTATAAAGTTATTGGTCCTCCAGGCACTGGGAAAACTAGAAAATTATTAAGTACAGTACAAAAATATATAGACCAAGGTATGTCTTTAAAAAATATAGGTTACTTTGCTTTTACTAGAAAAGCAGCTAATGAAGCTAGAGATAGGTTCTTAGCAGACAATGTTGGACTAAGCAAAAAAGACTTACCATATTTTCAAACGCTTCACTCGTGTGCATTTAAACAATTAGGTTTAAAAGAAGAAAATGTAATGCAAGAAGAACACTATAAAAAAATAGGTGAGACTTGTGGTATTCAAATTACATATGCAAAACATGAAACCAATCAATGGAATGGAATATTTTCTTCTGACAGTGAATACTTAGGTTTAATTAATTTAGCTAAGGTAAAACAAATTACACCAGAAGAACAGTTTAATCTTAATGAACACTTGACTAGAATTGATGGATATAAATTAAATGCAATATCAAAAGAAATAACTAACTATAAAAAAACTTATGGTCTTATAGACTTTAACGACATGGTAGAAAGTTTTTTAATAAAAGGAACTTGTCCAGAACTAAAAGTTATTTTTGTAGACGAAGCACAAGACTTATCTTTAATTCAATGGGCTATGTTAAAAAAATTAATCAAAGACAATGACAATCCAGATGTATGGATTGCAGGAGATGATGACCAAGCAATCTTTGGATGGGCTGGTGCAGATGTAAATTCTTTTATTGCATGGCCTGGTCAAGAAATACCTTTAACTAAATCAAGAAGAGTCCCGATTGATATTCAAACTAAAGCTTTAGATGTTATATCTAGGGTTGGAATAAATAGAATACAAAAAGATTATTTACCTAAAGAAGAACGAGGAGAGATAGTTGAAAGATTTAAACTTACAGATCTTATTACAGATATGGAAAAAGGTGACTGGTTAATATTAACTAGAACTAATTCATTATTAAAACCAATACTGCCTATACTTAAAAGACACGGTTTGTTTTTTCAAACAGCACAGGGAAATAGTATTGGTAAATCTTTGTATGAAGACATAGGATATTGGAATCAAATGAGAGAAGAAAAAGAAATTCCAGACATACAAAGACAAAGAGTAGAAGAAAGAATGTCAGAAGTAGATATTACTTTACCGTGGCAAAAAGCTTTTACTAAAGTGTCTCCAACTCAAATAGATTATATGGAGTCTATGATTAATAATGGTGAAGACTTATCTCAAGAACCTAGAATCAGAGTGTCTACAATACACGGAGCTAAAGGAGGAGAAGCAACTAATGTTGTTTTATTTTTAAATCAAACAACAAACACTATGGCAGGTGCTAAAAAATCTTTAGAAAAACAAGATGAAGAATACAGAGTTTGGTATGTGGGTGTAACTAGATCTGCAAAAAATTTATATTTAATAAAAGCAAACAATAAATCAAAGGAGTTTAAAATATAATGGCGTACTTAAATGCAAACATACCAGTAATAGAATGCTGCGTAAGAGGAAATTACTTAAGAGATCAAAAAGATTCACACGATAAATATTTTGAAGTAGGAGTATTTGGTTTTAGTTCTATACCAAACAGAGTGCCTATGTTTCATTTCTTAATGGAAGATGGTGGACTATGGTGGCGAGCACCCATATCAGCTTTCTGTACAAAGCCTGGAGTAAAAGAATTACCTCTTGATGAATTAGTTATGTGGGACAGTTTTAGTTACAATGTAAGTGTTACAACTTTTTATGAATTAGCTGGAGCTACAATGCAATATACATCAAGGAGAAAAGTAAAAAGAAAAGGTAAATATTTATTCACAATTGATTGGTGTGCAGGAGATTTTAATGAATTAAATTTTGGCTATGCAGAAAAACCAGACCAACATAAATGTGGTCATGTTCTTGAATTAGAAGACGGTAATTTTGCTATACAACCTAACAATAGACTTAAAATGTTTGATGCATCTATGGGTGTTGATCCATCTAAAAATTTAATTAATAGATTAGTAAGTAGCAAAATATATTCTGTAGAAAATTCTGCTAAATGGATTACTGATGAACATGAAAAAGGTAGTTATGACTACAAACTTAAAAATCTAAAGGAGGACAAGTAATGAAACCATTAGTATTTAAAGCACAAACGGAATGGTCTAAGCCAGAAGAATTTCCAGATCTTAGACAAGCAGATGTAATTGCAATTGACTTAGAAACATGTGATCCAGATTTAAAAACAATGGGATCTGGTTCTATTGTTGGTCGTGGTAAAGTTGTAGGCATAGCTGTAGCTACTGATGGCTACTCAGGATACTTTCCATTTGATCACGAAGGTGGTGGTAACCTAGAAAAAAGTAAGGTAATTCAATGGTTTACAGATGTCTGTAAGTCAGATGCAATAAAAGTATTTCACAATGCAATGTATGATGTGTGTTGGATTAGATCGATGGGAATAAAAATTAACGGACAGATTGTTGACACAATGATTGCAGCGTCATTAGTAAATGAAAATAGATTTAGATTTGATCTTAATAGTTTAGGTTGGGATTACTGTGGCCAGGGTAAAAATGAATCTGAATTAAACGAAGCAGCAAAAGAATGGGGAGTAGATCCTAAAGCTGATATGTGGAAACTACCTGCAATGTATGTAGGTAACTATGCTGAACGTGATGCAGAACTAACATTAAATTTATGGAAGGTTATGCAAAAAGAACTAACGGACCAGGACCTAGGATCTATTTTTGAACTCGAGACAGATCTGTTTCCTTGTCTGGTTGATATGAAATTTCTTGGTGTGAGAGTGGACGTTCAAAAAGCTCATACACTGAAGCAACAGCTAGCATCAGAAGAAGAAAAGTTACTCCAAAAAGTAGAATTAGAAACAGGGATAGAACCTCAAATATGGGCAGCACGATCAATTGCCAAAGTTTTTGATAAACTGAAACTAGACTACGAACGAACGGTAAAGACCCAAGCGCCTTCATTTACTAAAAACTTTCTCTCTTCTCATAGTCATCCTTTAGTACAGTGTATAGCAAAAGCTAGAGAAATAAACAAGGCACACACAACATTTATAGATACAATTATTAAACATGAACATAATGGTAGGATTCATGCAGATATAAATCAAATTAGATCAGATACTGGTGGGACAGTAACTGGTAGATTTAGTTATTCTAATCCTAACCTACAACAAATTCCTGCACGCAACAAAGACTTAGGACCATTGATCCGATCCCTCTTTATTCCCGAGTCTGGTTGCGAGTGGGGATGCTTTGACTACAGTCAACAAGAACCAAGACTCGTAGTGCACTATGCATCCCTTGATCAAGACGCCAGCGTATTTAATGTTAAGGATGCTTACGAAGATGGTAATGCAGACTTTCATACAATCGTTGCAGAAATGGCTGAGATACCAAGAGACCAAGCTAAAACAATTAACTTAGGATTGTTCTATGGTATGGGTAAAGCTAAATTACAAGCAGAACTTGGTGTATCAAAAGATAAGGCAGAAGAATTATTTTCTATCTATCACGAGAGAGTACCCTTTGTAAAAAGTTTGACAAGATCTGTATCTAACAGAGCTCAGCAACGTGGACAGATAAGAACTTTACTAGGTAGGCTTTGTCGTTTCCATTTATGGGAACCAAATACTTTTGGTATGCATAAAGCATTACCATTTGATCAAGCTGTCCAGGAACATGGACCAGGCATCAAGCGTGCTTATACTTACAAAGCATTAAATAAATTAATACAAGGTAGTGCAGCTGACATGACAAAAAAATCTATGTTAGAGTTATATAAAGAAGGGATTGTGGCACATATACAGATACATGACGAACTTGATATTTCTGTCAAAGATGATAAACATGCTAAAAAGATTGTAGAAATAATGGAATCTGCAGTTGACTTGGAGATACCTAACAAGGTAGACTACGAGAAGGGTAAAAATTGGGGTGATATACATTAAGGGGGAAAATTAAAATGAACTTAAAAGAACATATACCACATTTTGTGGCAGAACATAAAAAAGCAATAGCAGTAGCTGTTGTTATTTTAGTTATAGCAATAATTATATAAGGACAT